CCCCAAGTAGAACTATGATCAGTCCAGTAAATATATTCACTGGTGTTTTCAAGAACAGTCACATAATAATTTGTTGCACCAAATTCATCTTTTGCATCTGAAGCTTTTGATAGAGCTTCATACTTTTCTAGAACCTCACCTACAACTCCAGAAACTAAACCATCTTCATCAGTAACAACAATGTGCAATTCATCACCAGATCCAGCTGTAGCACGACCACTTGCATAAGTTGAAGTGCCTGGAGCTGAGTTGAATTGATTAGCGAATTCCCATTCTCTTGAGATAGCTGCACCACTTGAAACAGCAGCGGCCAACCCCTGAGTTGAGTCATCATCTTGTGCTAAAGCGAGATCACCGGCTCCTGAAGATCCAGAATCAAAAGTAACCGCAGATACTTTGTATCTAGTAGTATCAGAACCAATAGCTGTAATAATATCCCCAACTACAAACTTTTGTGCTAAATTAACTCCAATTGAAGTTCCATCTAGAGCTGCAGTTGCATTAGTTTCAGCAACTGATGCCTGTGAAAATGCATTTGCACTACCACAAGAATTTATCTTTAAACTATTACCTAAAGTTCCAGCATATCTGGCAGTGTATTCACCGACAGCAGCAGAACCCGTATTATAGTTTGCACGATAATGAGTTAAGTTTTTTATCAATAAGCTTTGGCCTGCAGTGGTTGTAGCATTAACCATAGAGGTCGTTGCTATTCTAACTACTTTTAAGTCAATACCATAATCCAAAAACATTGCAGCTGGATAAAAGTGTTCCGCCGCAACATCAGTAGATTCTGGCTCCCCGAATTGGTCAACAAGATTCTTACCTGAACTTACTGTTTTGACTTCTTCAGCTGGACCCCAGTTGAAATGTCCACAATATGCTCCTGTAGAACTTGATACCGCAGGAATAACATTAGTAGCATCTATTTCTTGAACCAGTACACCTGGCGAAACTTGAAATGCCATTTTAATTATCTCCTATATACATTTTATTTCGAAATAAAATAAAAAAATATTCTGATGAAACTATTTCATCATTAACAGTATTTATAATTTAGTAAACTTTCGTACTCTCTACAACAGTCCAAACATCTCCACCTTCTACATAAATATTGGGTTCAGTGTCCGGCCTTGAAAAAATTCCAGCTGGAACTAAGTCATCTTCAATCATTTGTTGATTTTCATCATACAATAATTTCTTTAATTCTAAATCTGTTAAACTTTCAAAAAATGGTGTTGTTATAAACCACGAAAACAATACCAAATTCATTACTAAATCATCATGGTTTCTACCATCAGCTTCCCATGATTGACCTTTTGAAACAAATGTTATTAATTCATTAATTGTAAATTTGTCTATTATTTGTAATTTATTTTCTTCCATGACTTCTTTAAGTGTCGAACAACCAATCTGTTTAGTTTTCTTAGTCATTGTAACGCCAATTCCTGACGATTTTACAGCCGATTGTGTGAATACATTCTCGTATTCTATATCATAAAAAAGTTGATTACAGACAATTTGTCCTTGATCATTATTCTCTATAATGACTAATGCCTCATTATACATCTTGGCATATCTGTGTATTATATCTGGAAACAACAAAGGTGATATCATGTTGTCTCTATAGATAGCTATCTGTTTAAATGGTTTTTCAGTAATATCAATTATTGAAAATGTTGAGTAATCTTGGCCGCGGCCTTTAGCTGTATCAACAGTCATAATATAAATATGGTCTTGTTTTGGTTCTTCATATAAATATGCATTTTGTGAGCACCAAACAGGATCATGTGATTGTAATCCTAATAATGTATTTGCATTGATAAGAGTGTTACCTGTTCCTAAAAAACTATTACCGAATTCTTGTTCGAATTGTAATTCAGAAGTGTTAGCTATAGTCATAGCCTTCCATGCATCATCTCTGCCCGGAACATCCCACCAATTAACTTTGTAATCTTTGTATTCGTTTTTTTCTTGTACTGCTCCCTCGTAAAGTTTATGGTACATATTTCCTATACCATTAGCAGTAGATGTAATGATAACTTTAGATTTACCACCAGATGTTACAACAGGATATGTTGATGTATAGAACTGTTCTGCATTTTCTACAAAAGCAAACTCATCAAGATACAATAAGTTTACAGACAACCCACGAATCGAGTTGGCTCCTGTGGCCGATGCTATGATTCTGCTATCATTCTCGAATTCAATAGAGCCTTTATTTAAGACTTTCGTTCCCGGTTGTAAGAAAAACGGAACATGCTCTAACATTGTAGTTATTCTAGCCAACATTTCTCTTGCTGTAGAACCTTTGTTAGCTAAGATGGCTATAGTCTGTTCGGGCTGAAATAGTAGATACCAAACTAAATAAGCACAAGCTGTGATAGATTTTCCTGATTGTCTACAAGCCAATACAATACTGAATCGACTCTCATCAAAATGAGTTATTAATTTATCTTGATAATTGTAGAGTTTAAAGGGAACTAATCCTTCATCAAGTGATATAATTTTTATATAATTTTGTATAAAATGTATAGGATTTTCCATACATTTTTGGTATTCTAATATCTGTTCTTCTGACCACTCTGATTCAACACCAACACGTTTAATGTTGATATTTCCAAGGTATCCCTCATTCTTGTGCATGGTTTTTCAATAGTCTTTGTAATTCTGTTGATGACCCAACAAAAAGATTGTTTTGTACCCTATCGGGCATTGTATTGTCTTTATCCAGTTCTTTCATTTTAGCTTGTAAATCAATTAATTTTTCAGCTGTCTCTCCAACAGTTTTGATTAATTGACCAGCAACCTCGTAGACTCTGGGATGTTCCGACTCTTTAGCAATGGCTAGAATGCCCTCTATAGCGTCCTGACCGCGCTCTACAAGACCGTAAAACACTTCCCGACTATACTTGTAGTCAGAATTTTGTTCTTCTCCCCTTGGTTCAGAATGAATTAAACTCGGAAGTTTCTTATCAACTTCTACAATTTCACCATGAATACCCAAAAGCTCGTCTAATTTTTCATCAACTTTATTCATAATAACTATTTATACTTATTTTGGATCGCTAGATTTATCGTCTGAATACGTTACCGTTGGTTGTTCAAAGAAATCTGTTGTTTCATTATATGTAAATGTGTCATCTGGTTCTGCATCAGGTGGATTAGGAGTTACAACCTGTTCGACAACTCTACCAGCTGTATCAGTATTTGTAATTTCACCTGAACCTGTTTCTATGTAAGTCCTAGCTTTAACAGTACTGATAATTTCCAAATCTCTGACTGGCCCATAGATATAATTTTTCATAATAAAATCTAAATCATATCGTAATACTCGTCTAGTTGTGAAATCACCTTCATATTCATCTGTTTGTGATATACTTGTTAAAATAATAGGAATATCTCTTTTTTCATTCATGTCAGGGATCGTACTAATTGTAACTGTATAATTTGGAGTAAAATACGGTAATATTTGTTCTATAATCTGTAATCCATCATCAGTATTTTTTACTAATACACTTAATTGAAATCCAATATTATATGGTGCCGGTGAATATTGATACTGCATTCTTGTAGGATCAGAAGACATTGCCTTTTTATATTGTGTCTTTTTAGTTAATTTTCTAGAAGCATCATAGTCTATAGAAGTCATTTCAAAACCCATTCGTGGTAATGATATGGCCGTTCTGGGATTCGCGTCCAACCCTATGGCCACTTGCTGTTGTAATCTAGCAATCCATTTTGTTCTAGGTCCATACGCCAAAGGAACTTTCATAATAGTCCCATTTGCTCTTTTTATACTAATGTCATTAAACAATGTACCAAAAACTGATACACTTCGTTTAATTGTTTCGTGGTAAAAGTGCTGGCCAAACATTATGTTGCCTCACCAAATGGGTTACTTTCAGAGAAATCTATAATTCCGTCAGCCTCTGTTTCTATATCTAGATTGAAGGCGCCCGGATCAGTAGATATTGTTAAGTCACTAGCTATTGATGTAATATTTCTTCTTGAAGCCAAACTGTCTTCTACAACTATATGATCATATAGTGAAGAATCATTTGCTGTTCCAGATTCAAGTAAGAAAGAATTACCATCATTGTCAGTAATGCTATCTGTTCCTGTAGTTCCATCTGTTATGTAAGATGGAATTATAACTTCTGCTGTACCATCTTCAAAATCAATAAAGTATCCTTCTTGGTCCGTCCCGGCCATTATAATATTATCTCCTTCAGAAGTAACCTCCATTTCTATATATCCGGCTGTGGTATCTGTTACCAAGAAAGAATTGTATGTAGCAGGATCACCTGTATCTGTTGTCTTAATTGATGATACTGTTAGTTTGTTTGTATCCTCACTCCAAGATGATACAACACCAGATATAACAATCCCCGGATAAACAAGTTGTGAAATAGCTTCTCCTTGTACAAAATCTCTTATAGTAGGGGTATCTACTAATGTTAATTCAATACCGGGTGCCTGTGCCAATTCAACATTAGTATCAAGAGCCTCTAGTGAAGTATCAAACTCCTCACCAGAATATTCAAACAAGTCACAACTCATTTTAAAGACAAATAACTTACCTAATTGATAAAATGGGTTTTCATGTTCAACAAATTTAATTTCAAATAGACTTTTTGATAATGGAAAATAAATTAAATCGCCTTCATTAGGTCTTAATCCTGTAGCAAGATTAACATCTAATGAAACAAATCGTTCCCAAGTTCTTCGTGAAATAGTAAAAGTCGCAGAGTCTCGTACCTCTACACCAAACTTAGAATATAAATCTCCTTCACCTTCGAATCCTTCATTCCCGTCAAGATACATTTCAACTTCATATGCATCATCAAAACTAGAATTGGCTGCTTCTCCAAGTATTGTATCTTCATTTACTATAGTTCTAGGTAAGTAATAACAGTTATGACCATA